AGAACAATCGGTCCAGCAGCTCAAACTCTGACCACCCTCACAAACGTTTGTTCACCTCGTTGGCAGTTTTCTGCGTGTTCGTTATTAACGCATGCTTACTGCTCAACAAAGCGGACGAGTGATTCTTCACTTGGAACGCGGGTCGCTAAACTACCTTTCAGGCTACAGCTCAACTGAGCTGATTAAGTGCTGTGTAGTTCCGAACCTAAAAGTACTCCTCTGTGCAGCTGTAGAGCGATATCACTATGGCCCCAGCGAGATTACACTCTTTTGTGTTTCTCTTGGCTATCTTATCCCTCTGCTCTTTTCAGCTAAAGGGGTGTACTACAAAGATGGACTGGTATTTTCCTATAGATACTACAGCCATCTCCTCGAATGGGGTTTGGCCGTCGGCTACACACCCCGTCTCGCCGTGGAGGGAGAAGGCCCTCGAAAGCAAGTGTACGTTGAATTGTGCACCATGTCCAGCGTGTCCCAATACAGACATGAGTTATCACGAGTTGCTACACGCAATCTCGCAGAAGACATCATCAGACACAAGGAACGCTTTCAATACGGTTACGAGGGTTTCAAAATCTTTCTTAAAGTCCAGTTACAGAACATTGACAACACTGTTCCAACAACTGACGGAGAAAGTCCTCTGGCTAATCATCCAAGTCTGGACACTGCTAATAGTTCAAGTGCTCTCGAGCGTTTGCTCGGTACTAGCAACTTACTATTTGCCCGCAGCTATTCTAATGTCGCTCGGTATTTTCACCAGCTGGATCTTCCTAGTCTGCAGGTGGGCTTTTGGCACTTTGCCAACATGGCTCGGGATCAAAATTGGCAAATTCATTTTACATACTCTAACATTCAAGAGATACTTCAATGAAAGAACAATTGCCGGTTTTGAAAGCTATTCAGTCCCACAACCGCCTCCCAAGAAAAGCGCTGTTCTTTTAAGACGCGCGAACAAAGAGCACATAGGTTATGCTTCATGTATTTATTTATACGACAAAACCAATGCTCTAGTGACCTCACAACACAATCTTGAGGAGGGTAGTGAGCTATACTCTCGCCGAACTGGTAATTCAATTCCTATCAAGGAGTTCAGAGTTATCTTCGCGAATCCGAAAATGGATATAGCCATACTTGCCGGACCCCCAAATTGGGAGTCCGTCTTGGGCTGTAAGGGGGTAACATACACCACAATAGATCGCTTGGCGAAATGCCCGGCCCAACTCTATACAATTGAAGATGGTGTGTGGAAAGCTCATTCTGCCAAAGTGGTTGGATACCATGAAAATTATGCCCAAGTTTTGTCAAACACTAAGCGCGGCTTCTCAGGAGCCGGTTATTTTCATGGCAAAACTTTACTCGGCCTACACAAAGGCCATGCTGGGGGAGAATTCAACTACAATCTCATGGCTCCCATTCCAGCAATCCCTGGACTCACCTCACCACAGTACGCAATTGAATCCGATCCACCGCAGGGACTCGTTTTCCCGGAAGACATAGTGGAGGAGATCACAAGGACTGTGGCTAAAGCCCGTTCCAACTTCATGTTTGAACCCAAAGAAGACATCCATTCAATGAACAAACAATGGAAGTATGGTTCAGCCTGGGCTGATGAGGGAGATGAGTCGGGAAACGGGGTAGCGGCGGCGTCCGCCTTAACAACCGCAGCAGTGGAAAGTACCGACACCCCTACCGTCGTGGAAACCCTAAAGCAGACTGTTGTTCCTTCTTTACAGAAGGCACTCAGAGAGACCACTGTGTCCCCAGCCATGTCCACAATGATCAAAACGATGAAAACCGACCAAGATGTTTCTGCAACATTCCAGGACATGGTTGTACCTACTGGGCCATCGCAGCAAGACTTAATGCAAAACATAATGAGTCTGCTGGTCCAGAAGATAGACATGGCGAAGATCGAGAAAGCAATAATCGATCAAGTTTCTGCTCAAGCTCTCAAGAAACCGCGCGGAAAACGCGCTTCCAAGAAGAAGCAGAACAATGGCGAAAAGCCTTCGACGATGTTTACACCTGGGAAGTATCAACCTCCAAACAAGAGATCCCAGGTTTCAGGTATGTCGGACAATTACCACCCCAGTATTACCCCAGGAAACGTGAATCGTCAGAATGGGGGAAACGCATCTGCGCCGAACACCCAATCCTGGGTGAGAAAACAAAAGGATTCGGTTGGCCCCAAGTTGGGGCCGAAGCCGAATTAAAATCCTTGCGGCTGCAGGCGGCTCGCTGGCTTGAACGTTCCAAGCTGGCTACAATCCCATCTAGAGCCGAAAGAGAGAACGTGATCAATCGCACCGTGACAGCGTATTCAAATTGTAAAACTAATACACCACGATGCACACGAAACCAGTTAACCTGGGAGACGTTCAAGGTAGATTTCATGGAAGCTATCGCCTCTCTCCAGCTTGACGCCGGCGTTGGAATTCCAATGATAACAGCAGGTATCCCTACCCATCGTGGGTGGGTTGAAGATCCTGAACGTTTGCCGGTTTTAGCTCGCTTAACCTTTGACCGCCTACTTACGATGTCAAAGGCTAAGCTAGAAGCTCGCTCTCCGGAGCAACTCGTGCAAGAGGGCCTCTGTGACCCAATTCGCCTCTTCGTTAAACAAGAGCCACACAAACAGAGCAAGCTTGATGAAGGTCGTTACCGCCTCATCATGTCAGTGTCCCTCATTGATCAACTGGTAGCCCGGGTTTTGTTTCAACGACAAAACAAATCAGAGATAGCATTGTGGAGTGCTATACCATCTAAACCCGGTTTCGGATTATCCACCGAGGACCAAACTTTGAAATTTATGGAAGTCCTCGCAGGCACCGTCGGCAGCTCTCCTCAAGAGATATGTGACAATTGGCGGGCCCTTTTAGTTCCTACAGACTGTTCCGGTTTTGACTGGTCAGTCGCTGAGTGGATGCTCGCGGACGACATGGAGGTGAGAAATCGCCTTACTATCGACTGCAATGAGCTCACCAGGCACCTCCGAAGCGTCTGGTTGCAATGCATTTCGAATTCAGTTTTATGCCTCTCAGACGGAACTATCATAGCTCAAGAGCACCCAGGAGTCCAGAAGAGTGGTTCTTACAACACATCTTCTTCTAATTCGAGGATCCGGGTCATGGCAGCCTATCATTGTGGCGCCTCTTGGGCTATTGCCATGGGCGATGATGCCCTTGAAGCACCAGATACAAACCTCGATAAATATAAGGAACTGGGCTTCAAAGTCGAAGTCAGTGGAGAGTTAGAATTTTGTTCACACATTTTCAAATCCCCTGACCTCGCCATTCCGGTGAATGCTAACAAAATGTTATACCGTCTCATCAACGGGTACAACCCGGAATGTGGCAACGCTGAAGTGATCATGAATTACCTCAACGCTGCAGTCTCAGTGTTACACGAGCTTCGACACGACAAGGAGCTGTGTAAACAACTTGAAAAGTGGTTGATTTCTGACGTCACCACAAAATTACACTGAGCA